GATGTCGGCCTGTTTGATCGCGATCCCGTACTTCTCGATCGGGTCGGTCTCACCCTTCAACAGTGACGACAGGGCGGCGACGGCGTCGGAGGTGGAGCCGCCGTACTGGGCGGCGAGATCGGCGCCGGTGGCGATCAGGTCGTCGGTGAGCGGCGCCAGATCCCCCGCCGCGGTACCCATGTTCTTCAACTGGGCGCCGAACACGGCCGCCAACTGTTCGTAGTCCGACGCGGCCAGTCCGACACTGTCGGCGGATTCTTTGGCGAACGCGTGGATCGTGGTCGCGGCGTCACCGAACACGGCGTCGACGGCGCCGGCCGCCTGCTGGGCGGAAGAGGCGGCGTCGAACGCGACTTTGCCGAACGCGGCGAGACCGACGGCGCCGACCGCCGCGAACCGGGCGGCCTTGTCGATCCCGGCCCGGAACCGGCCCGCCGACTGGGCGGTGCGGTCGAGGGCGCGGGCGGCGTCGCCGGCGTCGCCGGTGATCTTGACGGCGAGCGTCGCGGTCGACGTCGCCACGGTCAGCCCTCGCGTGACAGCAGCTCGAGGGCGGTCGCGATCGTGGCGTCGTCCTCGTCCCACCAGTCGGCGGGAGCGGTCGAGGTGGCGACGGCGATCGACACGATCAGTCGGGCCCGGGATCCGTCAGGGTAGGGTCCCCCACGCCGGGGGCGTCGACCTCGCCTTCGTCGTCGTCGTCGCCGGAGGCGACCGCTTCGCAGTGTTCCTCGAACTCGGCGAGCGTCATCGCCGGCATCAGGTGGCGGGTCTTGGTCAGGTTGTGCCAGGCGAGGAACGTCAGCCACAGCATCGGCGCATCGGCGGGCATCGGCCACCGGTGCTTGGCGCGGGTGCGGTCCCAGGCGACGAGGTCGGCGTTCAGGACTTGGGATTCGTGGTAGGCGCCGTCGTCCATCCACACCCGGATCGTCGGGGTCGGCAACCGCGGGGCACCCATCACGTCCCCTTGATCGAGGCGACGGCCCGGTTCGCCTCGGCCGCGTACAGGTCGAGGGTGCCGGTGCGGGTCTGTTCGAGGGCGCGGGTCAGGAACCGGGCCGGTTCGATCCCGTGACCGGCCCAGCCGTGCTCGATCACCGGCGCATACACCAGCGACGACGAGACGGTCGCTTCGGTGGCGGTGGCAGACGCGACGAGGGAGGCGGCGAGGGCGCCGGTACGGCGCGGCGGATCCGCCGCGGCCCGCACCCGGTCGGCGACACGGCGGTGCACACCGGTCAGGTCGCGCAGGTCGCGGGCGGCGCGGCCGGCGGTCCGCTGGAAACGGTCCGCGCCCTTGACGGTGACGTTCACTCCCCGTCGCCGAAGTCGGCGCCGGCGGCGGCGAACAGGGCGCCGCCGGCGGTGAGGGTCGGTTCGCCGACGCAACGCCACGTGAAGTCGGCGGTCATGTTCGCCTTCGGTTCATCGCCACCGAACGGCAGCGGCGACCAGATCAGCGTGCCTTCGGCGGTCACCCCCGCCGCGGTGTTCGGGACGAACGTGAACGAGATGGGTTGGCCTTTCTGGGACCAGGACGTGAACAGGGCGCCGGTGGCGTCGTTCAGGTCGAGGAACAGGGTTCCGGTCAGGTTCGCCGAATAGGTGGTGGCGCCGGGGACGACGTCACCGCAGAGGGTGGTGACGTCGTCGTCGGTGTCCTCTTCCCATTCGATCCGGGCGGATTCGATCTGACAGGAGATGTCGATCTCGGTGCCGATCTCCCCCAGGATGAGGGTGCCGGGTCCGAACGGGGTGAAGTCTGCGGGCATGGTTTGTCTCCTTTAGCCGGCGAGGGTGGCGGGGGCGGGTGGGATCTGGACGGCGGTCGGCGGATCCGGTGCACAGAGGGATTCGACGTCGACGGTCACCGCCGCGTCGACCACCGCGGCCCGCAGGCCGGCGACCGTCTGCGGGGTGACGTTCACCGACACGCACAAGGGTCGTAGCGCGGCGACCGTGTTCCACTTCAAGTCGTCGAGGACGGCGACCGCCGACTCCACGGTGCCGTCCACCGCCAGCCACACCGGGAACGAGGCGACCCAACCGGCGGCCGGGTCACGGGTCAAGGCGACGTCATCGACGAACACGAGCGGCGTCGACCAGCGGCGGGTGGTCGGCGGGAACGGGTGCACCCGCCCCGGCAACACCGGTTCCAACGCGGCGGCGAGCTCGAGCCGGATGGTGGCGAGCGGGTTCACGCGATACCCCACTGTTCGGCCCACGGGGCCAGTTCGGCGAGCACACCTGCCAACGGGTCGAACGGCCCCTCCGCCGGGCGGAGGGTGGACACGCCGCCACCGATCGTCGCCGCCGTCTGGGCGCGGTGGTACATGTCGATCGTGACCGCCTCCAACACGGCCTGTAGCGCCGGGTCGGGGGGCGGGCCGGCGATCACCGTGACGGGGTCGATGTAGTCGGTGATGGCCTGGCCGGCGGCGGGGATCAGGTCGGTGACCGCGTCGACGTCGATCGACGTCGCGCCGAGCCGCAACGTGGCGAGCACGTTGGCGAGCGTCACCGCCGGATCCCACCACGGGATCACGGGATGCCGTCACCGATCGACACGATCCCGGCCGGCAACGGCACCGCGAACGCGCCCATCCCCCAGACGGCCACGTTCTGGCCGAGCTTCTCGACGTCTTCGGCGGTGACGGTGAACGGGCCGTCCTCGTACCATTCGGCGGTCGCCCCGTTCGACACGAGCAGCGTGCCGGCCGGCAGCGAACCGTCATGCACGAGGGTGAGCCCGGCGAAGCTCACCGCCAGCGTCGACGCCGACGCGGTGCCGGGCACGTTCTGGACGCCGTAATTGGCGGCGTTCACGACCGCCGCGGTGCCGGCGGCGATGAACACGTCCGACGCGGCGAGCGCGAACGTGGCGGGCATCCCGGTCGCCGACTCGACTTCGACCGACGCCGTGAACAGTGCCTCGGCGAGCGCGTCGGCGGTGCCGGCGGCCGGATCCCACGTCGCCGCGGAGGCGGTGGCGGCGGCGACGGCGTCGGCGGCGGCGGCGGCGTTGGTCACCGCGGCGTAGGCGATCATCATGATCCGCAGGTAGGCGTCCCGATAGGAGGGGTCGGAGCGGCGGATCAACTGGTAGCTGATGTCCGAGCCGCCGGCGAACGTCCGGATGGCCTCGGATCCCTTCTTCAGGTCGACCCGTACCGACGTGACCGCCGTCTTCTGCACGACCTGCTCACCGACGAGGGTCATGACGTCACCGTCGAAGTACGGCCACGTGAGCTCCATCCCCGACGCCGGGAGACCGGACACCCCGAACGCGGTGATCGTCGGCCGCCCGAAATCGAGGATCCCGAACACGGACGAGAGCCAGGCCGGCGGGATCACGCCCGGGTTGTTCGTGGTGATCTGATCGGCGAGCACCCGGCGCAACACCGGATCGGAGGCGTCGTGCCAGACGGCATCCGCGTAGTCGGCGAACGAGCGGTGCACGACCGCCGGATGACCGGCGGCGGGGGCGGGCCGCTGCTCGAGCATGGCGCGGGTCATGTCGTCGCGCAGGTCGGTGATCGACCGCTCCAACACGTCGACGGTGACGGCCTTCGGCGCCGGCTTCGGCTTCGGCTTCGGCTCTTCGGCCGGGGCGTCGGGGAGCGGCCCCGGGCGGGCATCGGTTTCGGTGGGCATGGTGGTGGTCTCCGTTTCTCGTACGGCGAGGATCGGGGCTGTGTGGGCGGGGGTGAACGCGAACGCGACCCCACGGACGACGACGGCGGTGCGGGTGACGGTGCCGGCGGCGTCGAGGTCGTGGGCGACCGGCGAGAACTCCATCGACACGTCAGTGACGGCCTGCTCACGGATCAGGGCGAGGTGGTGGTCACCGATCACCGAATCGACGATCCGCAGATCGACGGTCGGACCGTCCGGCCCGTCGCGGAGTGAGCCGGGGACGATCGTGCCGATCAGGTCGCCGTGATGCTTGTCGGTCACCTGGGCGCGTTCGGCCAGTTGCAGCGAGCCGGGGGCGAACTGTTCGAGATAGGGCGGGGTGCCGGGGTCGGTGACGGTGCGCGGTTCGTTCCACCGGCACAACTGCACCGTCACCGTCCGCCCGTCGACCGCCCCGACCGTCGACGCCGCCCGATGCCGGACCAGGACGTCGGTCATGTCAGGGCCTCGGATTCGATCGCGGTCGGGGCGGCCTGGGCCGCGGTGACGTTCAACGCGAGGAGCTCGGACGGGTCGAACCGGGCCCGCTGCCCCCGCGGCAACATGTCGGTGAAGGCGGCCTCGATCCGGGACAGGAACATCGGTTGCAGGCCGATCGTCAGCCAGCGTTGGAACTCGGCCGGCACCGTCGAATAGGTGAGCGACGATTGTGAGGTGACGTTCAACAGTGACGGTGGGATGAGCAGCAGGCGGGCGATCAGGGCGTCCAGATATTCCTGGGCTTCCATCAGCAGGGCGTCCGCCGCGGACGCCTGGCTGTAGGTGGCGAGCTCGATCCCGCCGGACAGGACCGGTGGCCGCCGTTCGGCCCGGGCCAACAACCACTGATCGGAGAGTGCTTCGGCCCGTTCACGGGTGAGCCGGTTGGGGTGGATCACCGCATACGGCGGCACCTGACCGGTCGTGTAGTAGCCGGCGCTGTAGGCGTAGACGGCGGCCAACTGCTCGAGCACGAACCGGGCCTCGAGCAGCGGGGAGGCGCCGAGCGGGTCGTCGTCGGTGACCATCGGGATGTGCACGA